CGGAGAACTAAAATCAGCTAATCCTATCCCTAACCCCGTAACCCCACCCAATCGAGTACTAGCCGGGATTACTACCCCTAAATCACCCACTTGGACGGGTAATCTAACATAGGAACTCTCGGCAATTGGACAAGTAATGGTAGGTAACGTCACCCCTTCAGGTGCAGTTATTTCAAAACTGACAGTAACAATTGCCCCATTCACAGAGATAACAGAACAGGGCAATGCCTTACCTTGTAAATCGTAAAATTCAGCAAGTCGCCTTTGAGTAAAGTTATTAAGCGATTGGGCGAATGGTCGTTTTTGAGATAAATTCATACCGTCATCACCTGTGGACTTGTTATTCCAGGGAGACCTTGATTGGCGATATAACAATCAATGATCGTGACCCATGAGTTAGCATCAGGGTTACGACTGTTCCCACAGTGCCGCAATTGGCTTATCTGGAAGACTCCATTAAAAGTTAAATTGTTCTTGTATTGACTGAAACTGTTGATGGTATTCAAAACAGGAATACCAGCAGGAAACTCAATGTATTGCCCTACTGTTAAATCCCCACGCATCACCACCTTAGCTTGAATGGTCGCAAAATCAATCCATGTTAAATTACCGATAATATCATAATAAGAAATAGGGAAAACAGGGGTTGTCTCACTGCCATCAAACAGAACAAATCCACCCTGAGTTAATGTAATCTGAGCGCCTTGATATCCCGATGATTTAATGATGGATATTGAAATATCATACATTTTAGAGCTAAACTCTTCAAGATTGGCATAATATCCCGGTGCATCTTCTGTATAAATTAAACTATTTAAAAATGACCCTGAAACTTTGATTGCTGGATAGGCTTGATTCAACATTTGCTTAACATATTGTGTCATGTTTTGTGTTTTAAGCCATTTACCCGATAAATTAACAGGAACTAAAGGTGAGCCAATCGCGTACACGCATACTAAATCTAAAGAAATTTGAGTCCCTTGCCAATTTGCAAACGCTTGCCAGATGGTACCATTCAGCACAAGCCCTGCTTCTTTTGCATTCGCTAACGGTAAACCTTGAGACATGCCCACAGAGACTTGTATGGATGCCCCATTAAAATTTGATACCTGACTCAATACCTCATAACTGACGCCTTTAATACTTATAAACGGATTACCAATTGGCGTGGCATATGTAAATTGAAACATATCAAGCTGGACCTCAAGGCATGACCCGTTATAATGGATACCATCAGATGCTAAAGACGTGAATGTAATGGTTTTACCGCCCGCTAGTGGCGTTATAGTAATAAGATAATACCTCATGAGGTTATCTCAAAGTTTTGAGAACTGAGCCTATATACAATAGATGTTTGAAAATATCCTTTAGTTAGACTGATAGAATACGTATCTGGTGATGGAATGATAGGGATTGATAATTGTAAAGAACCGAAACTATTATAAATGTTAAGGTAGTATCGTTGTGAATATAAATTCCAAGTACAAATAGCCGTGTAATTAACAGAATCCAAGGTAACATTAAATTGGAAATTAGCACTATTTGACGGGTTAAAATAAACAGTTGTGGTCGCCATTATAGGGTTATCCCTCCAATAGTTACTCCTGTCCCACTCCATGTAGGTTGTACAGGGAGCGCTTGATTTGCCTTATTCATAAATGAATTTAAAACAGAGGATGCAGCGCTTTGGGTCAATAAAGGTTGCACGAAGTCCCATTGATAAATATATTGTTTTACTATATCAGAAGGGCTTGTAACGTCACGTAAGCCTAATAAGAGGCAATTGTTATAAATATAAGCGGGAGTCGCTACAATAAAACTACCGCCCTGTGTAACGTGATTTTGTATTGCAGTTTGCAAAGCGGTTAACGCCGCAAGTTTTAAATAATACCCACCATTATTCTGAGCCGGACACTTCATCAACATACTGATTTGCAAAGGCTTTTGTACTACAGCATTGGCCGCCATTTGTAAATTAGCAAAAGGATAAGTCGCAATATCAAAATCTAGAAGTGTACTCCCAGGTAAAGGCTCAAAACTCGCAAACGGTTGATAGGTCGATAAATTGGATTGTGATAGAACATCGCCCAATAAATTAACCCCCTCGGTTATCGCAGCTAATGGCAAATATCCACCAGGCATAAATTGAGCTATCCCCTGATATAAAATGATAGGGGAAATTTGATACGCTAATTGAAAAGCAGCGGAACTAGAGATTGACATTAATAACTGCTCCCCGTAAGCGCTTGAATGGCACTGGTCACATCGGCCCCCGTATTATACCTTGTGGTAACTTGTACTTTTTGTTGATTAACTAAGTAGGGCGCTGGAACTTGTGCATTATACATAACATTTGTATCATAGATTTGTTTTCCGTAATCTTTTCTCCTATTCAAGGAAAAATCAAACATTCCAGGGCGTTCGGCATGATACTCACCCAGGGCTGCTTGATCTACAGTAGCCGCCCTGGATATTTCCATTCCAGCGGCTCGTTCTCCACCATACTTTAATTCGTTCACATGAAATAACAGTTGATCGCGTAATGAAGACTTACGCATAGTCGGGTGCCCTGTCTTTTTAGCCCAAGACTCATAATCAGCTTGTCTATGCTTAGACCATTGGGCAATACCATACATACCCCTATTGTTTAAACTGGATGGGTTTAAACCACTCTCCTGAATAAAATTACCTAAAATCCCAGCAGATTGCGCGGATGTATAACCCTGACTCATTAATACGGACATTCCCTCTTTTGAGGACTTTAATTGCTCATTTGATAAGCTACCGTATGTTCTATTTAACATAGATTTTAAATCAGTGTTATTTTTATGAGATTCATCAATTGCTTTTTCACCCGTTGTCTTTCCAAAAAAGAACCCGGCTACTTTGTTGATACCATTCGCTAATTCTAAGACCGCGCATCCAAGCGTTTTTAAATTATCTGTAAATTGACCCGATGAAATATAGTCATTCAATTTCTTGAAATTTAAAACAAAAGAATCCAATAGATTATCAAAATTCTTGCTTCCCAAAAACTTGGTAATATCTGTCGAAATTGTCATGGAGAGCTTATCAAGTTGAGGTGTTAATTTAACTAATGATTTTATTAATGAATTTTCAATGAGAATCCCTGATTTTTTGAAAGTCTCAACTAATTTAGAATAATTTTTATTAGTAGAATCGGGAATTTGAAATTCTTTAGCTTCACGGCTAAAAGTCTCTCCTACTTTTCTTGTTTCTTCTAAATTATCCCCCAATCGGTGCCGTTCTTGAAGATTATTAAAGATATCTAGCCCGTAAGTTTTAGCGTATTGCGCATTATATCCGCTAGCCTTGCTCATTCTAGCAATTACATTTTCTAGTACGGGAAGTATCTTAGCGGGAGATTCAGAAGAAAGCTTCCTACCCACTAGATTTTCTAAATAGGGCCTTAATTTAAAATCAGATTGAGCCTCGCTAATTGTTTGTAAAGTTGAAGAGGGGTCGTCTAAGAATCGAGTGCCGTATGAGTTTTTAGCAGCTTGTACGACACCCGTACTAACGCCCATTCCTTTGGCTTCTTTTGAATTTGAAGCCGCAGAACTCGCAAGCGCTCCTATTCCGAAACCGCTTGTTAATGCCCCTATAGCCGCCCATTTGGCAAGAGATATTGCCCCCGTGGCTAAATTCCACGAAATGTTTTTAGTGAGTCCTGCAATGTCTTTGAACATTTGAATACGATCTTGCGCTCTTTTATGTGCTTCTTGTTCTGCTTTCTTCTGCTCTGCATTTGCTTTTTTTATTTCTGCATCTAATAATTTCTGATTCTTAATGGCGTCTTTTATAGCTTTATCAGCTGCTTTTTGCTTTTCTTGTTCTGACTTCTTCTGATCTGCATTTGCTTTTTTTATTTCTGCATCTAATAATTTCTGATTCTTGATAGCTTCTTTTATAGCTTTTTCCGCTTCTTTTTGTGCAAATAATGCGGCTTTATTCGCCTGATTTGCTGAACGGTCAATTTCTTTTTGTGCGTTTATTTGTAATTTCTGATAGGTGGCTACTTCGGGTATAAGTTTTTGAAATACAGTTTTAATTTCATCAGCAGATGCTTTGAACTTCATAAATTCAGCCAGGAAGGCTTTAAAACGTTCGTCTTTAACGTCTATTTCTATAACTTGTTTAACTGCCATTCGTTCACCTCAAAATTTTTCTAGCAAAGCCCTAATTAAATGTCGCTGCCTAAATTCTTGCGCATCTCTAAAATTCAATCCTAAATAATTCATGAGATATGGAAAGCCTTGATTGCATAAATAATCAAAAATACTCGTTAAGATTGTTTCCCCTTCTTTCCAATAGATTCTGCCTGAGTCGATATCGGCAAAGTATTCAGATACCCCGTAGAGTCCAAGTGCGTAATTACCCATCCTCTCAAGGGAGCCGCCGACATCATGAACGCTTCCCGTAGATTTTTCGGCGCAACCCGCGAGATTACAGTAAAAAAAACAAGAGAACTCATAATCTCTGCTAAATCATCCGCATTAATTAGGCCCTCTCTTTCCACCGCAAGGAATGTTAGCGTTTTCCACCCATCCTTATCACACATTAAAACATTACTCATTCGTTTAATTTCTACAATTAATCCTTGCTGTACCCCTCCTGCAATATCCCAAGTATCAAAATCCTGAGATATTTTTTTAAGCGCTGGATAGGCTAAGTTAGGCGAAGATGAAATTAAAAGTGATACGTCGTTCCCATCAAAACATTGCGAAAAGACCTTGCCGAGTTCTCTATAATATAATTCAAAAAATTCACGTTTAATGGGTGTTGAATGAATAAATATCTCACCGTGATTTTCGGTTGATACCGGTATCACTAAATTAAGAGCCTTAGAAATACGCATCAATACATCCCTTTGATTGTCATATTATGCCACATTAAATAAATTGTTATTAATAGTGTACACACCACGAAGCCTAACTAAAAAGTCACTGTTTAACCCATCAAATGACATCGATGGGAATGTAGTAAATATACAATTATTGAGCGAAAACACAGGTAGAATACTCGTATCAGAATAAACAGACACGGAACCCACTGTTGTTGTCGTTTGAAATTGTGAAATAAATGAAGAGGCCAGATTTTGAGAACGTATCAAATGAATATCTACATTGGCAAAAATGAATGGCCTATCTGAAGTTACAGACCCCACCATAGTGGGAATCTGAATGGACATATCCCCATCAGTTGACCATTGGATACCACCCGGGTTTAAATAATCAGATGTTATATTTAAATCGGGATAATTTGCAAATACTACACTTCCGAGGAGTACATTCATTGTCCCTTGATTCACGTTTGGATTAGCCATTTAAATGATCTCCTTATACAAGAGGAATATTTGATGCAGTCAAATATATGGTTATTGATTCAAAACCTACG